TATTTTTGAACACTATGGAATTGAAGTATCATTAAAAGACTTATTGTCCAGAAGAAAAGGGCAAATAATTTCAGATGAACTTTATAATATTGTTCAAGAATGTATTCCTTGGATGAAGAAAATGGAAGAGCATATTACTGTTTATGATAAAGCTTTAAATGCTAAGGTATTATATTCTTTGCTATTAAAAGAACTTGAAAAAATAGGTACTTTTACTGAGGATGAACATAGAAAAATTTATAAACCAAATGATCCAGATCTTATCTTTACTGTAATAGTTGATCATATTGGTATATGTAGACCTAGTGAAGGACATACTTTAAAACAAGAAATTGATTTGATTTCTCAATATCTTTTAACACTTAGAAATATGTGTGGTATATCTCCAGTAGTTGTTCAACAAGCTAATAGAGATCAAGGAGGAATTGAAAGATTTAAAGCAGGTCGTACTGGATTTACTATTAATGATACTAAAGACAGTGGAGGTCCTGTAACTGATGCCGAAGTAGTATTGGCTATTTACAATCCTCACAGAGATAAACTTAGTACTTATAGAGGTTATGATATAAAGAAATTAACCGATAAATTTAGGACTATCTCTGTATTAAAGTCTCGCTATGGTGAGGCAGATGTTGAAATTGCAGTAAACTTTTTTGGTAAATCTGGAATTTTTCATGAATTACCTTTACCTAATGAAATCTATGACTATGATAAATACACAACTCCTGACTATTTATTAAAGCAGGATGTAGATAAAGAAAAAGAAGAAGATGATGCAGAACAATTTAAATTAATTATTTGAATATGGCTGAATTGATAGCTATTGTTGGAGAATCAGGAAGTGGTAAAACTACAAGTATTAGAAACCTTAACCCAGATGAGACTTTTATAATTTCTACAACTGGAAAGAGGCCTGGAATTAAAGGTGCTAAGAAAAAGTATCAAGATTTTAAGATTGAAGATAAGAAAATAAGTGGTAATTTTTATCAGACTTCTAATATTGATAATATAAAGAAGGTAATGAACTTAGTTGATAAGAAGATGCCTAATATAAAAGTACTTATTATTGATGATTTTCAATATCTCCAAGCATTTGAAGCTATGGCTAGAGTAGATGAAAAAGGTTATGGTAAATTTACTGATATGGCCAAGCATGCCTATGAGGCTTTGAAGACTGGTATGGACATGAGAGATGATTTGTTTATTTGTGTACTTACACATAGTGAGAATACAGGTGATAATATCAACCCTTATTATAAGATTAAAACCCAAGGCAAAATGTTAGACACTGTTATAACATTGGAAGGTTTGTTTACTTATGTATTATTTACTAAAGTTATACAGGATGAGTCAAATAATGTTCAGTATAAGTTTATAACTAATTCTGATGGAACTTGTACTGCTAAATCTCCAATGGGTTTATTTGATGATAGACTTATAGATAATGATTTAAATTATGTTATAGATACTATTATTAAATATAACGAGGAGTAATTTATATGGCTTGGAATATTAATTCTGCGAAACTAACAATTGAAATTGTTGATGATACAACAGGTGAAATAATTACAAGAGAAGCAACTCTTGGAGATTTTAAAGAAGTAACTGCTAAGAAGAAAGCTACTTCTTCTAAGAAACCTAAAGATGATGGAGATCCTGTAGCTAAAGTAATGTTACTTGATGGTAAAGTACAACTTAATACTGCTGCAATAAATCTTACTGGATATGAACCTGATATGAAAATTAACATCGAATTTGATAAGAAGGGTAAGAAACAGATTCCAGTAATGATGCAAGCAGATTCTGGTAATAGACTTACTAAGTCTTATACTATAAGTTGCAGAGGATCTAAACATGATAATCTCTTAGAGTATGGTGATATATTTGAACTTGAACCATACCCAGAGAAAGATGGATATTTCTATTTAAAAGGAAATAAAGCAATAGAAGATGATATTATAGAAGTCCCACAAGAGATTTCAGAACCAGAAGATGATTTTACAGACGAAGATTTCGATCTAGATCTTTAATTTGACTTTATAAATTTTAATGTAAATATGGATTTTAATTTTTCTAATTTAGCTAACACATCATTCTCAAACGAAAACTCAACTCAATATCTTAAGCCATTTGATATATATACAGTAAAACTTACTAAGATTGAAAAGGGGGAGCTTAAAGGTTCTAAAGATCCTAATGCAGTGTATCCTGTTGTAACTTTGGAGTTTACAGGTACTGGAGATAGTCATGGTATCTTTACTACAAAATTGTTTATACCAGATCCTGAGAATAAAGAAGATACTGATCGCCCTGAATATGAAAATTCAAATGGACATAAGTATCAACGCCCTTCTCGTATGGAATATTTCCAATATGCTGTAATGCAGTTACTTCATGTATTGAATCCAACAGGAGAAAATAAAATTAAAGAAAATGCTAATAAGCTTACATCTATAGATCAGTTTGTTGATCTAATTGTTAAAGCACTTACTGGTAAAGATGATATAGAAACTAAGTTGAAGTTGGTAGGCAGAAATGCTAATGGTACCACTTATGCTGATCTTCCTAAAGCCTGTGGTCTTACTAAGGAAGGTAAAATATTCCCAATTAATTTTATTGGTGATAATCTTTTCTTTAGTAACTATGAGATAGAGCAGCAGAAGAAGTATCAGAACGCTAAGCCTACTGATATGGAAACTGTAACAGAGGAGGAACCTTCAGATGAAATTAATTTGGACGATATAGACCTTTAATATAAACTAAAATATAGTTCTTGATTTATGTTTAAATATTTAATTCAACCTAAAATAGACAAAGATTTTATTCTTTCTAAAATAAATCAAGAATCTATTATGCAACACTATACAGGCAACGATGTTACTAGTAAAAAACTAGTAACTAGTTGCTTGCGTAGTGATACTCATGTAACTTGTGGCTATTATAAATCTAAGTCTGGGGTACTTTATATGCATGATTTTGCTACAGGTGAACATCTTGATTGCTGGAATTTAGTAATGAAGATGTTTAATGTAAATTATTATCAAGCATTAGAAATTATTGCAAAAGACTTTTGTTTAGTTGAATCTAATATAGTAAAGACTAAACCAGTTATAGTTCCAGAAATCAAGGAGACAGAATCTGCAATAATACAAGTACAAATAAAGAGTTTTACTCAAAAAGAATTAGATTGGTGGCAACAATTTGGAATAAATAAGAAAATACTTAAAAAGTATCATATTTATTCACTACAATATGTTTTTCTTAATGGGGAACTAAGGTTTACATCTTCTGAAAAATGTCCTATATATGGTTATTATTTTGGTAAAGATAAAAATAGTAAAGAGTTATGGAAAATCTATTTCCCTTTTAATAAAGAAAAGGGTATTCGATTTATAAATAATTTGCCAAAGAAAGTACTTCAAGGTTATCATCAACTTCCTAAAACTGGAGATTTATTAGTAATAACAAAGTCTATGAAAGATTTAGCGAGTATGTATAGTTTTGGAATAACTGCTGTTAGTACTCCAAGTGAATCTACTTTTATTTCTGATAAACAATTAGAAGAATTTAAGAGTAGATTTAAACATATAGTAGTATTATATGATTCTGATAGGCCAGGAAAACATAATTTATGGTTGATTAGAAAGAAATATCCAGAACTAAACTATTTTGTATTACCTAACAATCTAGAAAAAGATTTTACTGATACATTAAAAGTAATAGGTGTTGATAAAATGAAAGAATTAATAAAACAATTTATGTCTAATTATAAATTTAAGTAATTATGATTATTAAAATTATAGGTAATCTAAAAAATTTAGAAGATGCAAATTTTCATTTGTATTTAGAACAATTTTATAATAAAGAAAATAGTAATAGAGAAATATTTGGAATTGTTAAATATTTTTCGGAACCCACTAGTAAAACTTATAGACATCTTGTTATATTTGATAATAAAGAGGAGTGTAATAAATGTTCTAAAGATAATAATTATTTTAGAAATTTATTATCTAATTATAAATTTAAATGAAAGTTACTTATGAAAATATAGAAGATTTGCCTATTGATAATAAAGATAAAGTAATATTAAAAGCTTTATTACCTGATATTGAGGAAATAAATAATGCAAATCTTAAAGATCCTATCTATATTGATTGGGAAGAAAATCATACAGAATATTCACCAGAATGGACTGATCCATGTCCAGATTTTTATGGCACTTATTCTTTAATAAGAAGTACTACAAAAGATAGACTTGGTGTAGAAATGGATTTAGATACTTTAGATATTGCTCTTTGTTTACTTAATAATTATATAATTTATGAGTAAAATATAGCTAAATACATCAGTTAAAGTAACTGATAAGTCTGGAAAAGAGACTGTTTATGATTGTTTAGAAAGTGCTAGTGAAGCTACTGGTCTTTCCATACAAGCTCTTAAAATAAGAGCTAATAAGAATACAATTCCAAAAGATAAAATATGTGTAGAATGGGTAGATGATCATACTAAAAGATCTTATAGAGCAAAGAAAAGTAAATCTAAAGGTAAAGATTTAGAATATAGAGTTAGGGATAGATTGAGGGATATTGGATATACTGGATGTGAAAGATCTGCTGGAGAGTCTAAGAAATTAGATAATTCTAAAATAGACATTTGTGATACTGAAGGTAACTTACCAATTAATATCCAAGTAAAAAATTATGCGAATACTCCTAATTATTTTAACATTAAAGAGGAGTGTCCAGATAAATCTAAACCTTTTTGTTTATGTTGGAAAAAGAATACTTTAACAACTGATAACGTAGTATATTTTGTTCCTGAAGATTTTTTCTATGAATTACTTGATTGTTACACAAAAATACATAAAATAATATGACATATAAATTCTCACTAAATGATAGTGATTATACTGTAGTATCTAATAGTTACTTAAATGCTATTAGTAAAGCATGTGATAAGATTGAGCATCTTAATGACGAAGTAGACCTATTAGGTCTTGATAATTGGGATGATGTAATTGATGAATGTGCTGAACATGAATTATATGTTTCTGATATAATATTAATAGATGAAGCTTAATATTGGATTAGATTGTGATGGTGTAATAGATATGTTTTGGGAACCTTACGTTGATAAATTTGGTTATCCAAAAACACAATTTGAAATAACCAAAAACGTACAAAGAAAATTAATTAATGATAGGAATTTTTGGATAAATCTTCCTGTATTACATCGTCCTAATTTTGAACCGACACTATTTTGTACAAAAAGAACCTCTTCTAAGAGGTATTTACGCACTTGGTTGGAAAATAATAATTTCCCTATAGTTCCTATATATCAAGTTTTATATCAATATGATAATAAAGCAAGATTTGTAAAAGGAAAAATTGATGTATTTGTTGATGATAGTATAGATAATTTTATATCTATGAATTTGGCTGGTGTTCCATGTTTACTAATGGATAACCCAGCCAATATTCATTTAGGTCCTATGCTTAGAATACATTCATTAGATTATGCTGAAATTGAAGATGCTTATAATTTAGCATTAGAAATGGATATATTTAAAGATTTTAAATTGTATTATGAACAAGGACTTAGTAAATCAAATTAAAATAACCCCATTACTAGATACATTACAATTAGAAAATATAAGTGATTAATAGTTTGGTCACTCCCTATAGTAATATAGGTGTAAAAAAGGCTTAAATTGCGGGAACCTCCTTAGAGACTAACTAACCAAGTATATTTGGTAACAAATATATGGCTCTATTAATGATTAGAGGTATGGTAATATCAGCTAGTATTGGAAAATCTGCAGCCAAATATCCGTTATATATTTCTTTTAAAAATAATTTTGAATTACATTTATTTTAAAGTAATTTTATTAAAAGTAGATAGTTAAATATAACTTTAATTTTTAATAAAATGGGAAGACCAAAAGGAAGCAGAAATGTAATTCGATTTTCAGAAGATGAAATAAAAGAAATAATTAAACTATACAAAGAAGAAAATATAGCTTTATATAAATTAGAAAAAAAATTTCATACAAGTTCTACTACTTTAAAAAGAATATTTGAAATGAATAATATAAAATTAAAATCATTTCGAGAATCTAAAAGATTATATCCATTTAATGAATCTTATTTTGAAACAATAGATTCTAAAGATAAAGCCTATTTTTTAGGATTTTTATTTGCTGATGGATGTGTAAGGTTAGGAACTAATGGTCAATATTTATTTAAATTATCTTTAAAAGATAAATATCCTATATTATTATTTAGAAAATATTTAAATTCTAAAAAACCTATAAGTGAGGCCAGACAATCTAAAAATTCTTACAGTAGTGGAATGATGTATTCTCTAGAATATTCATCTCCTAAAACTTTTCAAGATTTGTGTAATTTAGGATGTTCTCCTAATAAAACATTTAATTTAAAATTTCCAAATATTCCAAAAGAACTAGAATCTCATTTCATACGTGGGTTTTTTGATGGAGATGGTAGTGTATTTTTGCACAAATATAAGAAAATTAAAGATGGAGATAAAATAGATGGTGAATTTAATTACCAATTAGGAGTAACTTTTTCTGGAATACATGATTTTCTTGAAGAAATTAGAATAAAAGCTAACATTCCTGAAAAAACTTTATATAAAGATAAAAGAAAAGATTCTGATTGTTGGAGTCTAAGAATACTTTCTATATCTAGATGTTATAGTTTGTATAATTATATGTATAAAGATTGTGAAGATTTATTTCTTCCAAGAAAAAAAGAAATATTTGATAATTTTTTAACGGATAGAGGTTCAACGACTATAATAGCCAATCCTTGTGATTTTAATAATGAGGATTAAGGGATAGTCTATTCTTATATGAAAATATAAGTATTAAAGGAAATATATTTTTCTAAGAAATA